TCTAATAGGGCTTCTTTAGTCTCCGACCAGCGTGACTCGAGTAATTGTGACATTATAGTTCTCCTTAAACTTTTAGTCCCGCAAGCCTGCGGATGTCAAATATCTCAGCGGTTTTTTCTTCTTTACCGCTGGATTGGTGCGCCTGTTTATCGCCTGTAATTTCTTTGCCTTCTGATAGTACTTTCTTCGCCGGTGCTCCACCATTCATTACTGCTGGTAGGTATTTGTCGAAAGCTGTACGTAGCTTTTCTGTTTGTGTTGATTCAAGTAGACTTCCCATTACTTGACGCTTATCTCCAGTTAACGGTCCTAGCAATTCGCTCATAACTTCTTTGCGTTGGTTGTTTTCTTTGATAATACGTAGTTCACGGTCTTTCTGTGCTACTTGTTCTTGTGATTCTGCAACAATCTTCACTGCTTCTTCTAATTCGGCTTCTCTAGTCAGCATAACTTTAAGAAGTTTTGCTGTTTCAGATTTCTCATTTAGATGACTTGCAGCGTATTCGCTTGCGAAGCTTTCAAAAATTCTGCGACCAAAGTCATTTCTACGAGCTGATTCAATGTCTTCCTTGAGCTGAGTCATTTCAGAACGTAGACCGTTCTGCACTGTTTCTGCTACTTTTGTGGAAGCTGCTGTGATAAAATCTTTCTTGAGATTGTCAAACTTAGCTCTGCTTTCGCGTACTAATTTTACTTTAGTTTCGGCTAGGTCTTTCTTGTCTGTGTGGAATTCTGCGATTTCTTTCGCCAGGGCATCCACGATAAAGGATTCTAATTTAGCTACATTGCCTGCAACTGTTTTGCGATCTTCGTGTAGTTCTGCCAATTCTTTGTTAAGATTATTAAAGATAAATGATTCCATTGCTTTGGAATCGTCTTTCATTTTCTTAGCATACTTGGCACGGGCTTCAATAAGTCCTTGGCGATCTTCTGCCAATTCACCTAACTCTGCCTGTAGACGATCTGTTAGCATAGCTTCTACAGCTTCTACCATTGCGCCTTTGTCATGCTCATACTTCTGAGCAAATTCTTCACGTAGTTCAGCAGTTACTTGATCACGGCTTTCTTGAATTCTGCTTTCCCAAGCTGATTCAATTTCCGATTTGATTTCTTCGGAAATCACATTGTTTTCAAACAATTGTTTTACGATGTCTAGCATGTGATTCTCCTACTGTTATTTGAGGCCTGAAATGATTTTTTTCAGACTCTCTGCTAAGTACTTCTGTGCCTTTGGGTCGCCTTGGACTTCCTGTGCGATCTGATATGCCTTGTAACCGCCTGTGTTGTTGATTAAATGTTCGTATACTGGTGTTGGGTAAGCGCCCGGAGCACTTGGTTGTGCTACCACATCAACTGTGATAATTTCAAAACCCTGTACTTTACCACCGCTGTCTACCTCGCCGGATCCCCTGGAACTAACACCCAGTTTAACTCCCGACTCCAGCATGGACTGAATTAACTGACCCATTGGGGTTGGAAGTATTTTTAGTTTTCCGTAGCCGTTAGGACCATCCATCCACATCTTGGTTATCATGTGACTCACACGATCAAGATTGATTTTTAAATCCTGAGGATGATCAACTTCTCCAAGAACGGAGTAGCCACCAGCGATCTGTTCATTGAGCGTTTTGACAGCCCTGCCAATTTCTTCAGAAGAGTAAACACGCTGATTTGCATTACGGATGTCTCCTTGAATGCAAATGCCGTTTAAGTGCAGCGACTTGTTACCGTCGCTGCCTTCGTCGCGCTCCAAGACAATCTTAGCCTGGTCAAAACTCAAATGTTCTGATAGAGTAGTTTTCACCTTTGTCAAGTCCTATTATCTACGACCACGGAAAAGGCTTTGCTTGTTGTCAGCTGATTCTTTTGCACCAGCTTTCTCAGCACCATGTCCTGGCTCTTTCTTAGAGAAAGCACCACCTGCTTTACCGCCTGGGACATTGATGTTGCCAGCATTATCTTCGGTTGGCTTGCCTTTCAGCAGGCCTGAACCTTTTAATTCACCTGTTTCTGAACCTGGGGCACCGTTCTTGCCGCTGAGAATGTTAGCAGTTGTACCGCCCATGTCATTCTTGCCAGCTACAATAGACTTAGCATTGACATTTGGTTTGTCGCTGTGTGAGCCGGTGCCGCTGAATTGACCTTCACCTTGGCCTTTCTTCTCAGCACCATGGCCACCTGGAACTTTCTCAACGTACTCACGTACAGTTGCTAGATCCATGCTGTCTTTCATTTTTTCATCGCCCATGTCGCCCATGTCGTCTCCGCCCATGTCGCCCATGTCGCCCATGTCGTCGCCGCCTTTGAGTTCGTCAAATTTGGCTTGTAGTTCATCAACAATAGAGTCTAGGTCTTGGAATAGTTCTTCTTCAGACTTGTCACCCATGTCTTCGTCATCCATGTCTGCATCGATATCGCCTTCTAGGTCGTCAGTTGGATCGCCGCCCATTGGGGACATATCGTCGTCGCCTTCGATAGCAATATCTTCAAAATCTTCTTCAAGATCGTCATCTTTTTTGTCTTCTTCACCATCGTCATCTTTTTCTTCTTCTTCAGCAATTTCGCTGTCGATCAAAGATTCGTAGATTTCACGTGATGCTGTAACCACGTACTCGTGGAACAGTTCTTCTGCTTTAGCTTGATCGTCGTTGACCAAATGCTCAAGCATTTGTTGTAATAGTTTATTATCGGCCATAGTTTATCTCCTCGTATGGTATGGGCTGTTGTTTATTTAACACGAAGATTACAATCTGGCGTTAAATGGTAGTTTTTTGATTGATTTGATTGGAATATATAGTATCAGGAATACTTCTACTAAATTCATCGTAGGTGATATGACTTAGGTTAGTCAAGGTAGGCCCCAGCTTGTCTGGTATAAATGCACCAGGTTCTATTACCCTAAAAAAATGTATGTGACGGAATTCTTTGATTACTTTTTCAGTCTGACTTAACCAGTTTCCGTGGTAAGTGGCGGCATCTGTTGATTTTTTATAGTTAAATGTGTCTGCATAAACATTGTTGAACTTGCCGTTAGTGCCTTGATAATCAAAGCCAAAAATATAGATGGTCTTGTGTTCTTGACTAGCTGCGAACCATAATGCTGTGGGTCCTGAACTCCATCCCTTGTGCGGACTAAAAAAATTAATACCGTGTTTGGTTTGTATGCCTTTGTTGGGGTTGGTCCATACTTGATGTTTTTTATGATAACCGGATTCAACGATTTCGTTGACCATTTTTACATCTACAGCTATTAGATAATGTGGTTCAAACTCACGATATTGCGCATTGCACCCGTAGATCACACCTTTGGTCATTAGAGCACGAACGTCTAGACAATTTCGGCTGGTGCCATTGCCTATAACAAATCCGGGATTATTGTGCAGGTGCTGCTTCTTCGCCAACTGGAGTTCCATACATTTGTCTTATAAAGTCCAGTTCAGATTGTGATTCTAATTGATGTGCTTCGCTCTGAAGCCTCAGTTGATTGATTTGTCGCAGTGTAAGACGTATCTTTCTAGTGTCTTTTTTGCTGATGACACTGCGATCTCTGCTGGACTCATATCTGCGATCTTGAGCAAAGTCGTTGTTTTTTTCGTTAAAGTAAAAGAATTCGTTAAGAAGCATAATGTATTTATTATTGAGCTGGTGCTTCTGGTGCTGCTTCTGCGCTGGCTTCTGCTCCTGGTTCTGCAGCCGCTGCCATGTCTAACGGTGCTTCTGCTTCTTGAGCTCCAGCATCTGCAGCCATGCCTCCGGGTGTTACACCTATACCCCGTAGTTGACTTTGTGCATCAGCAGGTGCTTTGAGATTGGCACCGTTTTCTTCGCGCCACAGTCGTTCGTTCTCTTTGACTTCATCTTCAGTCATTCCTAGGAATCGCTTCATAGCAAAACGCTTGCTGAGATGTGGAATTGCTACTACCTGTGCAAATGTTGCTGCTCGAGCTGTGTCAAGCTCACTTTGTCGATAGGCAGCAAAATTCTGTGGCTGATTGAATTTAAGTTCAAACAAGCCGCTGTCAATATTCACCCCTTGATCATTGAGCCATAGTTTAAATTCAAGATCAAATGTCTCAACTATAATGCTTTGCAGCCGTTTGCAGTATTCATTGAAGCGTAGCTCTTGAATATAAGCTGTGCCTACTTTGCCGTCCGATACAGTGTTAGCCGCTTCATCTATGGATGTAGGCAAGTAAGAAGCAGGAATACGTAGGGCACGGAACAGCTTGTTGGTAAAATAACGTAGGTCAGTGATTTCGCCTAGGTTAGTACCGCCTGGAAGTGTTTCAACTTTTGATCCACGACCTTCTGCTGTCTGTGGAAAGAAATAGTCCTCACTAGCACTTAGCGGATTGTAACTGGCATCGATCACATTGGCTCCGCCGCCAGTTGCTGAAGGTATGCGTCTTTGT